GGTGGAGTAAGTTTATCTTTAGGTGGTAGTGATACAACTCCTGCCTTTAACCTTGTTGATGCAACAGGTTATCCTGCATCTTCTATAACAGGAACGATTGGTAATTCTCAAGTAGCAACTGGAATAGACTCAGCTAAAATTGCTGATGGAACTGTATCAAACACAGAATTTCAATATATTAATTCTTTATCTTCAAATGCACAAACACAATTAGATGGTAAACTAACTGCCTCAAATAATTTAAGTGATATTGGTACTGCCTCAACTGCAAGAACTAATCTTGGTCTTGGAACGATTGCAACCCAAGCATCAAGTAATGTAGCAGTAACAGGTGGATCAATAACTGGAATAGG